CCAATCATTAACTGTACAACTTCCAAATTCACTTCTTAGTGCTTCTAAGACAGCTACTGCTTTAGGATCAAGAAACCATTCAGAAGCTCCACCGAACCTCTGAAAAGTCTCTTTATCTACTAATTCTTGCAAATTAAAATGCTTACTTACTTTCATTATACTAAATCAACTTTAGCTAGTTTTGTATTATCCATTCCTCTAGCTACTAATTCTGCAATAGCTAAATCATGAAGATTATCAATAGTGATTTCACTAGGTAATAATACCTCTGTTAAGAATCTATTGTAAATCTCATCATAAGCATGAGTTACTGGAGAAGCTCCTGCTGTGTACTCAGCTTTACTAGGATAAACAAAATACTTAATAGAAGCTCTACCATTAGGTAATAACTTTGCTTCAATTCTGATATAGCTAGAAGTAGCATCTACTCCCGCTAACGTACTTACTGTGTTTGTGTTATTTATTGCCATTTTTACTATATTTTTACGTTTATGATACTATTGCTCTATCACTCATTCTTCTCCAATTCGTTCCATCAGAAAAAGCCATTGTTGCTCCTCCCGTTTCATCAGATACATAAATCACACCTCCTGCTACCGCTGTTGGAACTGTTGCTACTGTGTATGATCTAAATATAGAAACACCATCATCCCTAACGGCAAAGTTCTGTGTTCCTGCACTATCTTCTACTTCTAGTCCATAACCCGTACCCGTACCTTCACCTGCAATAGTTAAGATAGTGTTAGCATTTGCACTTGTTTCATCTCCTCCAATAGCAGAGTAACCACCAAAGAAATGCCTAGTACCTCCTTCTGATTTTATTATTAAACCTGTATCTCCACTACTGTCCGCTCCCCACATAGCTACTGAGTGAGGAATATTAGTAGTAGGCTCTACAGTTCTAGTACCATTATAGTTATGGAAGTAAAAGATACCGTTACCTGCTCCATTTTGGTTAATACCTATACCGTCTTCAAATGCATTTTGACCACCCATAGCAAAGTTGATAGCTCCATTCGCGCTTCCTGCAGGATCAATACCGAAACCTGCTGTTGCTTGTTGTGTTCCCGAAGCACTTGCATATAAACCAAATCCAATATAAGGCTTAGTGTTAAAGTTTTGACTTACACCATAACCAATAGCCATTTGGTAATCTGACTTAGTTTTTACATTCTTTCCAAAAGTATAAGAGAAGTCAGCTCTAGCACCCGAAGTACCTATATCGTTATTATCTCCAATTGAATGTGATTTATCTCCGTACACATTACTAGAAAATCCAATAACAGAACTAGTATCACCGTCTAATATATTTGATTGCCCTTGTACAAATGAATAATTACCTTGTGATAATGTGTTACTAATTCCTATTACAGCACAATCTTGAATACTACCTGTTGAACCTACGGTGTTAGTTTCTCCAAATACTAAAGAACCTCTCATGTTGTTTCCAACACTTCCTAAAGTATTTCCGTCCCCTATTATTAAATTTCCTACTGTATAAGTAGCACTATTAAATGTATTAGCAACTCCTTTATTTATCTCAGTAATATAGTAATTACTATCAGTTATTCTATTACCGTTATCAGTCCAAAGACTACTACCACCACCTCCACTAGCTTCTAAACCTATCTTACCTGATGCATTATCGTAAGTAAGAACGTAGTTATCTTGACCTGCACCAACCGTAGCAGATGAATCAAATAAATAATTCCCTAAAGATGCCTCACCATTATCCTTTACTTCTGCTCTTGTAGTACCTCCACTATCTTCACATAATAAAGATGATGTTCCTGAACCCGTTGTAGTACCTACTACTGTTAGTGTTTTATTTACGTTAGCATCTGTTTGATCTCCACCAATAACAGAATAATCTCCTAAGAAATGATTAGTTCCATCCTCTACCTGCATTTTTAACCCTGCTGTACCTCCTCCTGCTCTATCTTTCGCCCATATTCCAACAGAATCCTGAACAGTAACAGTAGGCTCTGTAGCTTGGTTTACAAGATTTCCTATATATAATATACCATCTCCTGCATTATTTTTACCAGTAATGTATAATGTTGATGCCCCAAATCCAATACCAATATTCCCTACGTTTTTTCCAGTTTGGGTAGCGGGTCTTACTATTCCTAGTAATGGTTGAGAGTTAGAAGCGTTACCATGCCCTAAATAAGTTCCTGCTAAATAAGAAGCAGTAGGTAAATCTACTCTTCTACCGAAGACCATCTGCTCTGATGTTCTAGCTATCAAATCATGCCCTACAGTAACCGTATCATTAGCAAGTGTTTCGTTATTATCACCAATAAGAACTGTTGTAACAGAATCTGTAGTATGAGAGTTACCCATCATAAATACTAGGTTACCCGTTCCTCCCGTTATTGAATTGTTTGCTCCAAATACAGAACCGTTAATCATCTGCGGAATTGTATTAGAACCTCCAATTACTAAACCATTACCAATAGATGAACCCGTTGAAGCACCTACCGTATTACTATCACCTATAACTGCTAATCCCGAAATAGTAGTTGTAGCACCTCCAAATGTATTTCCGTTACCAACTAATAAGTTACCGTTTGATCTTAAAGAAGCTGTTCCAAAAGTGTTAGCTGTTCCATCAGTTATTTCTACCACAGTGTCAGTAGCAGAGTATTCAATATGTCCTCCACCGTTATCAGTCCATACACCTCCACCTCCACCACCTGATAGTAAATCAGTAGTAGTTGATCCGTCATAGAAGTTTAAAGTTCCTGCTGTTGTATTATACCATAAATCTCCATCTACGGGAGTAGTTTTATCAGCAGTTCCACCTTCTAAATTTAAATGTGCTCTATTATTATTACTTGTTGAAAGAGATGTCCATGCACCACTTGAAGCAGATTTACCTACTCCTAAATCACCCGTAGATTTAAACTGAGCTTTAACAGCAGAAGCATTATCTCTTATATCAAAAGTATTAGTCCCTAAGTTATCCCCTAACTCTACATAAGCAGAAGCGTTAGAATGTAATACTATATTATTAGCACCCGTAGATACTATTTCATTTGCTTGAACATCTAGGTTTCCACCCAATTGTGGAGTAGTATCTTCCACTACATTAGATAAGTATCCTGCCGTAGAATGATCGCCCCATCCAAAAGCTGTATCCCAATTTCCTACTTTAGTATCAGTAATAGTATTAACACCCATATCAATAATATTACCGTTAGCATCTAAAGTACCTCCTAATTGTGGAGTAGTATCTTCTACTATATTAGTTATTCCTCCACCTGAAGCATCGTTCCAAGTAGTTCCATCAAAATAATACTGAGTTAAATCAGCTTGACTTCTTACTGTTATATCAAAGAATGGAGTTTGATTAACCCAAGCAGAAGCATCTAAATCATATTCTACTATGTCATTCTCACTCGCTCCATCCCAGTCCGCATGGACCACCGTTGAGGTAAGATTAATTAATATATACCTATCTCCATCAAATTCAGTAGGAGGAGTTAAAGCCATATCAACTCTATCTAATACTGAATCTTGCCAATAGGGTACTTCCCATTTAAGATCTCCATCCCATCCCTTTCTTAAAGCTGTACCGCTTCCAGCAGTACTAAAGTCTTTAGGTGAATGAAGCTGATCGTTAGGGATATTTTTATGTAAATTCTCAGGAGTCGCCATATCTTCTATTTATAATCTAATTCAAAAAATAATCCATTTACTAATTCAAAAGCCTTTACAGTTTCCTTTATTATTCCATCTATCTCAAAAGCTACTAATTCATAAACAGCTAATATAAGCTGAAAATTAGATTCGTAGAAATCACAAGCAAATACGCTTTCTATTCTTTCTTCATAAACATTTAAAGTATTAGTCCTAATCTCAAAAAACTTATCAACTATAGTCCTAGATACTTCTAAAGTTAATCCTCCCTCTGTAAATCTTTTTATTAATCTATTCTCTAAGCACTTATTACATTCATCAAATTTACTAAAAACTAGACTTTTAAGCTCTGCTTTACTCATCCCTTTTTTATATTCTTCGACTATCTGTTTTAAGCTAATACTTGTATTTTCTAATTTAATATCTATAAAGTCTTTAAATACTTTAGTCTTAGTTTCATCTAGCTTATGATATGATCTAAATTCTTTAGTATATCCTTTTCTTCTTTCTAATTCAAAGAATAGATCATGAAGAACTAAATCTTTAATATCGTATTTGAACTTCTTAAATTTAAAGTTCTTAATCCATGTAGATACGGCATCCTTATAAATAAACATAAATAAGCCTATCAACAAAACTAAAGCAGATAATATACCTCCTTCAATGTTATCTATTAAACTTAGTAATTCTTTCACCTTAGTAAGTTATAAAATATTTACTATTGTTACTATCTTCACATCCTTCAAATAATGGATATTTTGAGCTATCATCTTCCTGCTCATCCTTTATATATTGGATTAAGTTCTGCTTCATTAGGTCCGCATCAGATGATAATCTTCTTCTTAATAATCCATAATCTTGATCGTCCGCTTGACCTGATAAATCATCTAAAGGATTCCTAGAACCTAAGCTCCCTATCTGAGATCTTAAATAAGGCATCTCCTCAAATACTATGTAATGAGCTAACATAGGTTTAATATAAGATTCTAATAAAGTATTATTATCAGCAGTTAAAGAAGCTCCTTCTACTTGTGTTAAGATCTCATCATAGAAATCTTTACCTAATACTTTCCTAACATATTTCCTCTGATAGTTAATGATCCTATTCTCTAATAGTGCTACATCAAACTGAACACTATTAATAACTTGATCTCTAACCTCAGTACTTGTAATTATTTCTGTATTATGTGCCATTAGTTTAATGATTTACAAATTACGTTTAAATATTCAACAGTTATATTAGTAGCGCTTGAGTCATTTTCTACCCATATCTCTATATAATCATTTTCTTCCATGTCTAAAATAGTCTGACAAGCTATAGATTCTGCTCTACCTCCACTTGAAGTAGTAGCATACATTTCAGAAGAAGAAATTACAACTCCATTTTTAGCAACATATAACCCAATTACATTATTATTTCCAGAAGTAAGCGAAGCTGTTGCTGATACTTGGAAATCTCTAATTAATCCACCAGTATAAGTTAATCTATTATCACTATGCGAAAACTTTTGATTTATTGTATTTGCTGTAGTAGTTCCTGCTATTTTATAAGCAACTCCAGAAGAAGCTACTGTAGTAGCTGTTGTGTTATTAAGCATATAATAATTTCCTATTTCAGCAGTATTATCTATTCCTTTACAGTTGATGAATCTCGTTTTATTATCCGTATAAGTTACACCTCCAGTATAAGTGCTTCCACCACTAAAATTGATAGTATCTAAAATATATCCCTCTGTTGGTACTGTTGCAGATGGATCAATATAAATACCAGTAGTAGAACCAAAAGCTACAACAGATGAATAAATTAATCTAAATCTTCTTGTAATTGTAGCTGTAGAAGCTAACTCAAGTATATTACCACTAGCACCTGAACCAACAAAAATAGAATTATCTACTCCCACTGTTCCCGTAGTTCCATCAAAAATTAAACCTTTAGAATTTAGAAAAGCACCTTTAGAATATATCCAGTTATCACAAGTATTAATAGTACCTACATTAGGTACATTTAAAAAGTTTACTCCAGTCCAATCTAAAGCTAAAGGAGGGTTAATATTCCCATTAATAGATATTGCAGTGTCAACATCTTTAAAAGTGATATGTCTTATTGGAGTAGTCCATTCAGTAGTAAATAAAGCAACACCTACTCCTAAACCAGTAGAAGTTATAGTACAGTTTTCACTAGAACCTCCTATAATAGTAGTATTTTGACCTCCAACTAATCTATCCCCTAACAAATCAATATTAGCAGAAATAAAATAAGTTATATTATCTCCTAAAGTAATTACTGCTCCACTAGCAGAAGGAAAATCGCTTTTTTCATTCACAAAAACCACCTCATTAGGTACTAATTGTGATTGTGCTATCTCTGTAAATAATGGCATATTATAATAATTTTGTAATTACTAAATTACCAGTACCAGTACCAGAAAAAACAACTTGAACAGCTCCAGAGTAACCATAAGGTAATTCATAAATAGAATTTACACCAGTTGAAAGTTTTACCGTATAATTAGTTGCTGATGCTGTGCTACTACCAAGCAATACATAGCAATCAGTAGAAGCTAGATTAACAAAACTAGCACCTATCCTAGACTCAGAAGTCAAAACCTCTGTACTTGTTACTGTTGTTGCTTGTGTTAATATTGTAGAACTAGAAGAAAAGCTTAACTTATAACTATCTAATACGTTAAATAAAGCAGAACCAGATGCTACTACTGGAGAATCTACTAAATTATAATCTATGTCTATCTTAGCTGATCCACTAGATAATCTTACTTTGTCTCCGTAATGATAGATAAAAGTAGAATCTTTTGGAAATAACCAGCTATTATCTATACTATCTGTTATCTTAATGTTGTATCCGTTATCTGTTATATTATATCCCATTTCTTACTCGTTTTCTTGTTCTTGTTCATCCTCTTCTAAAGGCTCAAATCCTGCTATAGCTCTTAATTCGTTTTGAGTTAAGATAGCAGTAATATCTATATCAGAAATATATGATACTGGAGGCTTAGTATGTACTGTAACTTTAATATCTCCGAATCCAGCTTCTTCTAACATCATATTAAAAGTAGGAATCAAAGCATTTTTATATCCTCTAATTACAGTATTATTAACTAATTCAAAAGCATTTCTAATCTCTTGACTAGATCCTAACTTTCCAGCAGTTTGAATACCGCTTAATGAAGGATGCCATCTATGAGCTGAAATAATATTCTGATCTGCTAACTGTTGAAGCTCTGTAAAATCTCCATCTTTGATACCATCAAATAATTGAACATTAGTCTTATTCTCTTGGCTGTCTACCATTTGAAATAAGATCTTGCTGTTATTACCTTCGTCTGTAAATTTAGGAATCACTACATCCTTAATATAATCTTCAGGAGTCATCCCCTCAGGAGGCTCACCTACTAAATCAACCACAGCAGAAGGCATAAATCCATTCTTAAACCTAGTTAAATTAAATGTAGGAATCTTATAACTAATATCAATCCAATGCAAAGCACCAACGTAATCAGGCATACCATAATATCTATGTTCAGGAGTATACTCTCTTCTATAAATAATAGAATTTGCTTCTCTCGTTCCCTTGCTAAACATAGGAATCTTCTCAATATCTTCTTCAATACCTTCCGTATCATTATTCTTAATGCTATTCCAATCCGTTGAAATATACGCATTCTCTATAATGTTTTGTTCGTTCTCTTTTTCTAATCTTACTTCTGTAGAGTCTTGATGGAAATAATAAGTAAATCCTGACTCTTTTGCTACCTGAATGCTATAAGATCCTAATGTTATTAAATCTTTAGCACATCTTTTATATATCTCCTCTAAGCTTTCTCCTTTGTTGTTAATGCTCTGAACATAATCTCTTAATCTAGCATCAGTATCTAAATCAATAGCTTCACCATTTCGCTCAAAAGTTAATCCTTCTCCGCAAGTGAATACTAATTTAGATTCTAATATAGCATTATGAACAGAAGCTCTTTTAGCTCTCTTCGCTAAATCATTAGGAAATATATTATTATCATCTTTAAAGTATTGTACCCAGTCACCTACAAAGTCTTTTTCTTTATCAGTTTCTCTAGGCATTACTGGATCTTGAATCTTAGCTACAAATCCCGTTTTAATTCTGTTAGATTTAGTTTTATTCTTGCTCATGTATAAACTTTAAAGATAGTAAAAAGGGGAGAAAGAAACTCTCCCCTAATTTATTTATTGCTCAAATTTAGTAGCATCTGTTGTATCCCCAGTAAACTCTCTAGGTAATTCTGCCATTTGACCTTCAAAAGCAATAGTGTAACCGCTCTCATCTTGTAACCCTTTACCAGTTACAGAAGATACTGTTACGATCATAGCACCACTATGCTCTAAAAATTCATCATATCCGTAAACAAAAAACTTCTGATTGAAATCTTCTGCTACTACGATAACCTTACAAGTATTGAATAATTCTTGTAATACTTTTGCTTTAACTTTCTCTTGTTTAGGTACTTTGAAATCCCCTGAGATAGCTAAAACTTTTGATCCGTTCTCAGCACTTGCTTCTGTGTTAAAATCTCCAGTAAATGAGTCGAACTCAAATTTGTAGAATTTAACCGCTGTTGAAGTTAATGCTACGGCTGTATAATCATGATCTGTTCCTGCTGTGAATCCTGATGTAGTATCTACGTTATCTCTCTCTGTAATCCAAAGAGTCTTAATACCACCTCTTCTATTCTCATCAGAACATCCGATATTAATTCCAGTTGTTAAAGCCATTATATTATATTTATATAAATCAAAAATAAGGGAGTATATTTCAACTCCCTCTTAAATATTCTTAGTATCCGAAAGCAATTAACTCAGGATGTACAATTTGAGTTCCTAACATGAACTTAGCAGATAAGTAATACTTCTCATCTTTTTTCTCATACCAGAACATAACCTCAGACTCAGGATTAGTTACATCAGATGCAATAACTAAGTTTTGAGGAATAGTTAATACGATAGCGTTAGGAGATACTACACCATCTTGAGGGTTAGAAGTATCAGCTAAAGCACCTGTCCAAGTATACTCTTTAACTAACTCAATTCCTCTGAAAGTTAATCCCATTTGCTCTCCTCTCATTACTCTCTCGATTCCAGCAGAAGCTCCAGTATTCTCTAAAGAAGTTAATAAGTTATTATAAACTGATGGAGAAACATAGAATTTCTTTTGGTTATCAGGAATAGATTCTAACTCAGCACCTTGATTAGTATAGATGTTTCTTAATGCAGTTAAAGCACCATCAGCATCTAATACCTCAGCAGTTTCATGAGTACTCATAGTTTCAATATGAGCTAAAGAAGCAGTAGATCCTAAGATTACTTCGAAGAATCCATCTAAGATCCCATAGAAAGCATCAGCATCAGCATCTTTACCGTTCCAAGCTAATTTAGGGATATCCTCTCTCATAGAGTTTACTACCATAGTTCTAATGATACCCTCTAAAGCTGTTCCAGTTAAATCATTTCTATCAACACCAGCCTTTCTTAATTCAGCAAAGATAGTAGCATCAAATTCTGATTCACACATTTCAACTTGTAACTTAACCTTCTTAGGAGTTACAGTTCTATCATTCATTGCTACTGATCCAGCCGCAGCAAATCCGCATCCAGTATCCGCTCTTAAAACTTTTTGAAGTTTAGAAGGGATATATACGTTTGCAGATGTTTTAACATTGTCTAAAATCTGATATTCAGCGAAAGGATTAACACCTTCAACTTGTGGAGAATAAAAGATTGGTTCTAAGATTTCTCTACCTCCGTAAGTATGAGAAATACCATTTGTAATTACGTTTGCCATTTTTTGTAATTTTTACCTTTAATTAAATTTAAAATTTGTACTTAGAAGCTAATGCGTCTAAATTATGAACCTCTTGAGCTTTAGGAGTTTCTACAGAACCTTCTTCATCAGCTTTAGGAGTTTCAACTTTTCCAGCTTTCGCCTTTGCTAACTCTGCTTCTAACTCAGCTACTTTAGCATTTAAAGATTCTACCTCAGCAATCTTAGCAGAAATCTCTTCTACTTTTGCATTGATAGCATCCTCTTTCTCGCTTAACTCAAACTTATACTCAGTTTCAAGTTCAGCTTTCGCTTTAGTAACTAATTCTTCAGCATCAGCTTTAGCAATAGTTTCTACTTGCTCTTCTTCATTCTTTCCGAACATAGCAGAGATCGTATTACTAAGCTCTTCAAACTTAGCATTGATCGTTTCTAAAATCGTCTTTTCAGCCATTTCATTTGTGTTTTTAATATTAAAATTTGCATCAGGTAATTCTTTTGAATCAATCTTCGCATAAACTACCTCTAAAGATTTAGCTGATATTTCACTAGCACTAGTTACTTTATCTACAAAACCTTTCTCTTTAGCTTCCTCAGGTGACATCCATCTTTCCTCTGCCATTAATTCTCTAATAGCTTCTTCTGTCATTCCCGTTTTAGCTTTATATATTCTTACTTGTATATCATCTACTGTATCTAATTCAGATGCTTTCTCTCTCATCTCCTCAGCATTCCCCATCTCCATAGTCCAGCTATTATGGACCAGGAATAGAGAATTTTCACTCATCTCTACTACATCCGCTCCCATAGCAATTAAAGTTCCAGCACTAGCAGTAAACCCAGTTACTCTAGCTGTTACCTTACCTTTATAAGACTTTAAGAAATCATGGATCTGAAAAGCTTGATTTGTATCTCCACCTAAACTAGATATATTAACTCTAAGTCTTGTAGCTCCTAAACTTTGAACTTCTGAGATAAATTCATCAGCATAAACTCCGAATCCTCCAATCTCTCCAAAGATATTAACCTCTCCTAACCCAGCGTTAAAATTTGAACTAAACCATTTATCCATATCCCAATTATACTAATAAAGAGAATGGATGTTTATCTAAAAAATATCCTATTTTAGAAAGGTAACCTCAGATTGCTTCCTTTGATAATGAGTTATTACTTTGTTTATTTGAGAATCAGATAGATCATATTTCTCCTCCATTGTTATACAGAATCTTACTCTTGAATGATCCCAGTCATAATAATCCTGAACTATTAAATAATTCCTTAGCTTGGATGTTGGAATGATCTGATTCTTAATACAGTAAGCTATAATATCCTCCAGGCTAGAGATGTTAGTATTCTTTTTAAGTCTATCTATAAACTCATGCACTAAACTCATGGTAATAGGTCTATCTGCCATTATATCTTAGATTTAAACCATTTAACTACATTAATTCTGTCACCTCTACAAGTAAAACATGGATTCTCTCTAGGATTTAATAGCTTGTAAATTTCAAATAACCTGGCTAAATGCTTCTGATTAGGTCTAAAGTTAGATCCTAAGTTATTAATTAAGTAATCTATCTCTATAATATGATTCTCTATTCTTTCCATACTCCCTTCGGACATTTGCTATAAAGATACGAAGTTTTTTTGTCTATTGGACACTTGCATATATTACAATGCTCTTTTTTTATCTTGAATATCTTATATTCTGTTTTCATCTCATCACAAGAATAACAGTCTATCTTCCTATCAACCCTGACATTTATAGGAGCTTTCTCTTGTAATACTGCATAAAAATAATCGTATATAGCGTTAAATACTCGCTTCATTCTGAATATTATTTACTTTATTTAATTGATCTGATGTTTCTGTTACTACATTGGTAACTTTTAAATTACCTCTAACAGCTTCACCTATTCTTTGTACTACATCATCAGATATAGAGTTATTAATATTTGTAATACTAGATACTCCTGATCCTAATCCTGATAAAGATGATAATCTAGCATCGTTAATAATTCCACCTTGAGCAAATTTCTTACCTCCTCCTGCTACATTTAAAGCAGATAATATTGGACCAAACATAGAAGTAGATCTCTTGTTAATAACAGCTTCACCTCCTTCTAATTCATTTACTTGACCTCCTACAGCGAACTTAACACCACCGTTAGCATGAGATGGACCATTTACTACACCACCTTGCTCAAACTTTCCAATTTTAGCTTTAGCTACATTAAAAGCTCCGTTTACTAATCCAGTTAAGATACTAGCTCTTAATAATCCTGATGCTCCAAAAGTAGCTACTGAATCCGCCTGAGCTAAAGATTGAGCTGTAATTTCTGCTAACTTTACATTAATCAACTTCTGAGCTACCTCTAAAGCATTTAAGATAACTGTCTTACCGAACTGCTTAAAAGATACATTCTGATCTAATATAAATTCGCTTAAAGCTCCTCCAGCAGTTTCAAAGAAAGATTGATATATTTCATTCCTAGCTTGAGCCCTAGCTTTCTCATCCTCTACGGCTTTATTTCCTAACTCGTTTATCTTTTCTTGATACTCAGCTTCTATTAAT